ATTTTAGTTTTAGTCTTAACAGTAGCGCTAAGCTCACCGTCAACTAATGTTCCAACTTCTTCACCGTCAATTTTAACTTTATCTTTTTTATTCTTGTCCTTTTTTAAAAGTTTTTCTCTTTTAAAATTAGGTCCTAAGACATCTTTTTCGATTATATTCTGTGCTTTATCTAATAAATCTTTTGCCTCGGACTTTGTAAATTTTTGTCCAATGGCTCTTATATTAACCATATTCTTAAATTCCTATTATTGTGAAAACAAATATCTGAGGATATTTATTTATTACTCTTTTTCTGTTTGTTCTGAAATAATATTGTTTTGTATATTATCTGTGACTATATCTTCAGATTTCTCTACAATTGCTTTTGCACCTTCACCTGCAGCTAAAGATCCTGCAGTCACTGTTGCAGCCTTTTGAACATCAATCTTTTTCATAGCTTTGATCATTGGATATAACTTATTAAAAGCATAACCTAATCCTGTAAATTCTATTCCTTGAACTGCTTTATCAAACATTTCTTCCGCTGGAGTATCAGGATTTAGATTAATAGTTTCTTTCAAACCTTTAATCATATCTGTATCAAGCATAAAGCTAGTCTCTTTATCGAAAGCTAAAGTAGATCCGATTGCAAAAGAAGCTGGTAAAGAAAACTGTTTTGGAATACCTGCTGATTTCATCTTCTTATAAATTGGATATACAAAAGCAGCATCTTGACCTAAAGCACCTATAATTCTTGTAGTTAAAGGATCGTCCTTTTCTAATTCGTTTAAGCTTTTCTTTTGAGCTTCAAGTCTATCATCTATAAATTTAAAGACGCTATCTTCAGGAACTTGCTCATTTCCATATTTTGCAAATGCAGCTAGATCATTAATAAAATCAAATCCATTAACTCCACCTCTAGTAATAGAGATTATCAGATCTTTTGGTAAAGCTTTCGCAAATGTAAGAACTTCGTTATATAATTCTTTTTTCTGATCCTCAGTTGCTTCAGTAAAATTTATCTCACCTGAGTTTTTATCTTTTTCAAAACCTTCAAACTCTGCAGTATCAATCTTATTCTTTTTAAGTAATTTATATTCCTTACTTAAATAATGTTTTTCCTGATCTAACAGAGGTAAATAAAAATCATCTAATAAATTCATTAAAATAAACTTTCCTTAATATCGTTAAATTTTTCTTTAAAAAAATTGCCGCTTGGTTCTTCTTTATCTACAACTTTTTTAGTTTTTCCAAATTCACTTAAATATTTAAGCTCGCCTTTTTTATTAACTTCATCACCAAAAATTGATTTTCTTACTGACAGAACATCAAAGATAAAATCTAATCTCTTAATACCTTCTTTATATTCTTCTATATTTATTGTTCCGTTTTTGTAGCCTTCAGTTAATTTTGTTTCAAAAGCCTCTTGAGCAGTGTCAGGATTTTTATTTATGATCTGCTTCATATCTGTAAGATTTAAAGTTGCAGGCATAGGCAGTTTCTCAGGCTTAGGTAAATCTTTATCAGTAAATCCACTAATAACTTTTAAATAAGCATCTTGAGGTGAATAGTCTTGATTAATAAATCTATTGTATTCTTGTAAAGCATTTATAGCTTTATCTTTGCTTTCAGCTGCATTCCCACCAGTAGAAAATAATCCTCCTACATCTTTAACATCTACTTTTAATTTTTCTGAGTAAAGTTTGTAATCATTAAACTTACCACTATCTCTTCTATATTTTTCAATAATAGTATTAAACTCAACAACATTCTCAGGTGATACCTTATCAAGTATTCCTTTATCGCCATTCAAAGCTGATTGAATATCGTCTAAGTCTTTTACTGTTGATGCAGATATGATTTGAGCATTAATTAAATTAATCATTTCAGGATCTGAAACTTTATCTTCGTTATTATAAAATTCTAAGATAGCGTTATATTGAGCAGTGTTTAAAGATCCAATTTGATACAAATCATAAACTTGGTCTAAGCTTGGAGTTTGTGCATCTTTATCTATTTTACTGGTGTTAATATTATTAATTATAGTAGCAAAATTATTTAATTGAGTTTCTACTGTTTTCTTTTCTTCAGATAATTGTTGCTGATCATTTATTAAAACATCAGAAATAGTTTTAGTTCTAGCTTTTTGTAATATTCCTTTTGCTCCTACTTCGCCAAAATCTTTGTTTATTTGTTCTATAACTTTTGGATCTGTTAAATCTAAATCGTTATTATCTATTTTCTTAATATAAATATTTTTAAGTAATAATTGATCTTTTTCTTTTTTAAGTTCAGCTAATTTAGTTTCACCATAAAATTTTAAGTTATCTGCACTCTTCCAAAAGTTTTGATAATTTCTATTTCCTGTAATTCTATCAACCGCATTATTGCTTGTTGCCATAATGATATAATTATCTAAATCATTATTTTTTTTAAACTCAGATTTTTGAACTGATCTAGTTATAATCTCATTACCAAGTGATAGACCTAAAGAATTTTTTTTGGATCTAATATATTTATTGACTAATTTTTCTACGTTCTTATTGCTTGCTTCAAATTCAAGATTATCTAAATCATTTCCAAATTTAAAAACATCTTCAGTTTTTGTACTTCTATTATATTTAGCTTTTGCCTCAGTAATCTTTTGATTAACTGAAGTAATAACATCTGAAGCTTCATTAGCATCTTCTTCAGCTTTATTTTCAAGAGCAATATCTTCTATAACTTTTCCTAAAGAACCAACTGCTTTTCCAAATTGAGTTGCAATTCCTAAAGGTAAAGTTGCTCCTTCTACATTTGGAGTATTAGGAGTTCTAGGTACTATTCCAACCTCTGATATTTTTATTTTAGCCATTAGATATAACCTGCACTGTTAGCCGTTGATAATAATGAAGCTACACCTTTTATATTTTCTGCTCTTGCAGTCATATCACCTTTAAATCTAGCGCCAGTTCCTTTAGCTTGAATTAATAAACTTTCATTAATTAATTCTGTTTGGTCCATTTCTGCATTGAAATCTGCAATTACTAATTCAGTTGCTTGATTGTATTTTAGGTCTAGCAAAGCAAGATAAGGACTATCGCCTGCTCTTATCTCTGCACCTGTTGCTAGAGCATTCACAAACTGATTTGAATAATCTTTTTTAAACTTTCTTAGTAGTAAAGGTTTTGTGACTTGATCGTACGTCTTTTGGTTTATTGCAGCTTTCTTTCTAGCGTAAGCAGCTTGTTGATAATAAACTGATTGATTGTATTGTCCGATTGCCTTAGCTGATTGAGCTGCTGCAAAATTTCCTATAAAACTCATAAATATATTCTCGCCATTCTGTAATAATCTGTTTTGTCAGGTCCGTATGCTTTCATAAGACCTTCGTTTTTAAATCCTAAAAATTGTGCAAATCTAAATCCAATTTTAAAATCAGCTTTAACTGTAGTTTGTAATCGCCAAATTTTATTATTTGCGCAAAGTAAATCTGTTCGTTTTTTAATTAATCGTGCAGCTTTAATTTTATTTTTAAATATTCTCTTACTTGAAATAACCCAGCCTTCAGCATTTCCCAACCAAGTTGGAATAATGCCACCGCTACACACAGGCTTATTATCATCCAATAAAGTAAAAGATAAACCAGCCATTGCAAAGTCGATCCTATTTTTAGTAAAGCTTGCATCAATATTCATTAATTCATCATTCAATCCAAACTCAATCATTTCGTCACCGTGCTGAGTATTGTAAGGAACTATTCGATAATTATCCGTCACTAGTCACAACTGTTGGATAGATAGCCAATACAGATAAAGGTAAAGGCTGATCTTGTTTTACAAATATAAATCCGTCCGTGTTGTAATCGTCTCTAAATTCTATTTCTTTGTCACCAGCCAATAACGTATCAACTGGATTATTCATTTGACTTGATGTTGTTCTAAATGGAACAGTTTCTAAGTTAGATAAACTTGGTCCAACTTTTACTCCAACTGTTTCAAATAATCTTAAAACAACTTTACTAATTCTTTTTGTTTTACCTTGCGATGTTCCTTCAGCAGCTCCGCCTTCAACACGCATTGTTTGAAGAACGCTATCATAAGCTAATCCTACAACTGCTTTAGTTGTGGACCTGTCTAATGATATTTGACCACTCGATACAACTTTGTCGGCGTGAGTTGCACCGTCCGCTAGGACAGAAACGGTTTGACCTTCCAAGTGAGCTAATCCTGATAGCGTTGTCGTTGCCGAACCTGAGTACGTTAGATGACTATCAGCAAATCTAAAATCTGTTGCATCAGTCTCATCAAAGTCAAAAGGAGCAAAAGCTTCTACATATCTTTTAGTAGCTCCATTTATAGTTCTTTTGACTATTACGTAAAAATCATCCTCAGTTAATTGTCCTGAAATACTTGCAACGCTTTCTACTACGCCATAACCAGTAGCAGTAGATCCAGTTCCGAAAGTTCCGCCTAACTTATGTCGATGCCAAGCAATTACTGCTTCAGATCTTTGATAAGTTAATCCAGCTAAAATTCCGTCATCACGTACACACCATAAAATACTATCAGGCTCTTGCTGATAAGCCATTTCATTAATACCTGATTTAGTCACAATATCATTTAAGATTGTAAGGTCAGGTGCTACGTAGCCGTCTGTATCAAAATTATAACTTAATTCTCTAATTTTTCTTTTTGCTTTTTGTAAAAACAATATTGAGTTTCCTGCAGGTTGAGCATCAACATTTGCAGTTCCATAAGAACTTTGTTTTTTAATTACAATATTTGTTGGCGTTATCGCCGCGTCCGTTCCGTCCGCACTTACGGTAAATTCCCCACCTGAAGTTCCAACTAATAAAGTTCTAACAGATTTTAAATATCTAATTCTATTAACTTGGTTTGAAGCAATCGTATAAACCATTGCATCATCTGCATTTGTGCCAGTTGTCATATTTTCATAATCACCTGATTTAGAAAAATATAAAGTTTGTGGCTCAGATAAAGTTCCTGCAAAAACTAATCTTTGTTCAAAGAAAGATACGCAGGAAGGATGTCCTGTTGTTCCTGAGAACGCTCCTAGTTTCCAATCTGTTTTAGCTGAAGTATCAGCAAAATCAACTTGAGTGGTAGCAGCAACAACTGTTGCAGATGTAAATCCTGTTATCTTAGCTCGACCACTATTAAAGCTTACTAATCTTCCAACATCCGTTGCAACAAATGTGCTAGCCGAAGCAGTTATATTTACACTCCCAGTAGTTCCTGAAGGAGTAAGTGTAGTCGATGTTGCATTTGGACTTAAGTAAGGTCCGTCTGTAAAATCTATTTCTGTTAAGGTCCAAGATGTATGTCCAGTTCTTGAAAGCTTTCTAGCTGAGTGATTTGGATGACATATAAAAAGTACATCCGCACTCTGAGCAAATTTAATATCAAATAATTCAGCTTCTAAATATGGAGTTGCTAATTCAAAAGCAGATCCACCTGATTGAACCTGACCTTTATCTTTATAAACTCTCATATACTGATTACCAAATTCAAGAACGTAAGTTTGTACTGTTGAAAATTCAAAAGGTATTAATCTTGTTTTCTTTGTACTATCTTTTACTTCAGCAATAAATTGAGTTCCCACTCTTCTAGTTGCTGATCCTTGAGGATGTATCAAAAAATTTTCTAAAGTTTTTGCTCCAGTGTTATACTTAGCAAAGTCAGTTCGTCCGTCTAACTTAGCTCCAAGTTCACCTGAAACAAAACTTGTTAAAGCAAGTGTTGTTCGTGGCATTATAATCTCGCGTCTGTAAATTCGCTGCTCTCTACAGTTCCTAAACTGTTTTCAGTAGCATCAATAAATCTAGCTTCTCTTAATCTTTCCTCAGCAGTTGCTTCATAATTTTTAGCAAGTGTTGCATTATTTGTAATAGCGTAAGCAAGATCAGCTGCTAAAGCTGCTGCCAAAGCTTCAACTAAATAAGTGTCGTATTCGTTAGGATCAACAATCTTAGCAATATAAACTAGAAAGACTGTTCCTTCGTCTGTTTTAATTTTACGTCCTTCAACTGCATAATCTAAAGAAGATGCAATACTATCTGTAGTTCCGTTATGAATTTTTAAAACTCTTAAGCAATCAGTTGGTAAAGTGAATTGATTTGTATATTCAACTACTGGAGCTGAGCTATCTTCAGCTAATTGAACTCTTTTTGTTAAACAGTTCCAAGAGTGAGATCTAAACATTCTATCTCTAATTGGCTCATATCTTTGATTACAAAGACGAGCATTTTTACTGTCCTCTGTTAATTGTGTAATTGTTGAAGCTCCTAATAAATTCAAAGCTGAATTACAAATATCTACTACTGATGCCATTATGAATTAACTCCTATTTCTTTACATTCAAATTTGATTACAAGCTTACTTTCCTCAATGTAATCTCTTGAGTATTCTTCCATTTGTTCTAGGTTTCTAAATGTGCTTTGAGCAACTGCATAACCAGCATTTACACAATCATAATGATTAGTGAATTGATAACCAGCTATGGTGCTTGACGGACAAGAATTACTTAACATCGAACACATATATAAAACTAAAATATATTTCATTTAAAATTCTGTTGATGACTAGGCGGATATTTCACCGCCTAATCAAAGTTGTTAATGATTATTCAACCGTGTACATCACTACACATTTGATAGTTCCGCTTATAGAAGCACTACCAGTTGTAAGTAATATATCTGTCTCTGCAGTGTTTTCGTAGCCAACGCCAGCGATTGCACCTTCTTGAGACATAGACATTTGACCTGCTGAAGAAACAGATGTTGCTGCGATATATCTTGCAGCTGCTCCGCTATCACCAACAGATATTGTTGCTGAACCTAAAGCGTCGAAGTGAACAACGATGTCGTACACTTTTGCACCTTTTGGTAATCTTGCAACAGATATGTCTGAGCCTGAAGCTAATGAAGAAGCTTCATACGTATCGTATTGAACTCTCATTTTACCTGACCACTCGCCACTATCGATTTTAACGACAGGATCTGCAGTGATATTAGTAAAGTTAGTTCCTTTTACTGATGCCATAATAATTTCCTCCTATTACGCTTCGTGTGCTTCAACAGTCACTACTTTTTCTTCTTCCATTCTAGTAGCGCCCATTGTCATACACACATAGACTTGAGTTGCATAACCTTTGTCAGATCTCTCATCAATTCTAGTCATAATGTCTTGACCTAAAGCTAACTTGATACCGTCACCAGCATAAGCTAAGCAAAGTCTTTTAGACGACGCTATTGATAGTCTGTTTGAAGTTATGAAGTTAAAACCTAAAAACGAATTGATTTCACCATTCGCTAAAGCTTTAACTGTATTGAAATCCGAAGATGTCACTTGAGTTGTTCCTAACAAATCAGAAATTTGTTTTGGACCAACAACAATGTATCTCGGAATTGACGGATCAACTGATGCGCTATCGAATTTTTCTTTAGCACTTCTTAATTTTGCAATTGTTAAACCGTCAGTACCACTTTCAGTAATTTTTTGTCCAGCTCCTAGTGGAACAGTTGTTGAACCTGTTTCACCTGCGAACGCATTACCACTGATAGCAGCGATTATTTCATCATCCATTGCTCTGCCTAAAGCGAAAGCTGCAGCTTGAGCATATGAAGATGTTGGATCGATCAGAGTTCTGACCTGATCTTGTTTGTCGATCAAATCTGCATACTCATAATCTACCATAGACACTCTACGTCTTGCGTGAGGCGTATCTATCTGTGGAGTATCACCGTGTCTTGAAACTCTTTTCTGCGCAACGGCAGAACCGACTTGTTCAAAGAACGCGTGCTTCCCAACGATAGTTTCCGCATCAACACTATTTCGTAGAAGAGAGCCTTTTTGCTGGCTAAGCATTTGCACGTTGTTCGAATACTGTTGAACAAATGCAGTTGTTATTTGAGAACTCATAATAAGTTCCTCCTCTATTGGTTGATTGATTAGATCGTTTTGATTTTCCGTAAAGACGGATCTCGACTTTGCGTTTTAAGTCTGCAATTAGACTTTTTTTCTAGCGGTCTTGCGATTTTCGCTTGAAACTTGTTTTACCCAGTTAAAATATATAGTTGCTTTATCTAAAGGATTTCGTCTCTCATTCTCAGGACTAAATTCTGTAGCAAGTCTTAAACATTCTAATCTGATTTCAATATCTGAAATATTATCTGTTGGTTCAAATTTTTCGTTAGCCATTTAATTGCTCTCTTAATTTGAATACTCTATCAACAGTCTTAGCGTGATTAGGATGTGTCTTATTCCAATAAGGTGATCCGTCCTCAGTAAGCTCAGATATTTCTTTTTCAATATCACTTGCAGTTTGATAGCCAGTACCTTCACCTTTAATTATCTCATCTTCAGATAATTTATCAGCTAACATTGAAAAGGCTTTAATAACCTCAACACTATCACCCAGTCTCGTACCGTCTTTAAGAACCGTATTATTAAGCATTTCGTTTCCTAAAGTTTCTGTTGCAAGTTTTTTAGCTTGGTCCAATCTCTTAGTATAAGTTGGTCCAAACTCTTTTTTAAGATCTGTCATAGCAACAGTTTGCTTTTCTTCAAACAGTTTTTGATTATCTACTTCAGCCTGCGTATTCATTTCATTATAAAATTTAATGATACGTTCTGCTTGCTTAGGTAATAATCCTATTCTATGTGCAGTCTCGTTAAAATTTTTAAGTTGGTCAGGATTAATATCTTCTTCGCTAAAAGAATATTTATAATCTTCAGGTTTAGAAGGTCGTCCTAATTTAGAATAAACTTCTTCCCAATCTTCATCGGTTGCCATTTTATTTGGTATAGCAACTTTATTAGCGCCAACTAATCTTTGAGCTGAAAGATAAGATTTAACGAAATCATCCATACTGGTAAAATTCGCTAAAGCTTTCTCATCTTTATATTTCTCAGGTATTACTTCTTTAAAATTAATTACCTTCGGTTCAGCTTCCGTTTGTTCTGTAGTAGCCTCAGCTAATACAGTTTCTTTAACCTCAGATGTTGTCTCAGGTTGTTGAGCAACATTCGTCGGTTGCTCAGATTGCTCTACTGGAGCAGTTGTCTGATTGTCCATTTATAACTCCTTAAGTTATTCTTTGTGATTGATTAAATTTTCCATAAAAACAACTAAGGATCTTTGTCCTTCATAAAAAGCGCTTTCGTGACTATCGCCTTTAACGTGCGTTGTATTATAGAAGTGTGATCTTTTTTTAAGATCTTCTAAAACCATTTTGCCTGTATCAGTATTAAAACAAGTTTTGTAATTACTGATCAGTTCTTTTAATTTTTTATTGTCCGACATTATTTAATTCTTTGACCATAGGTGCAGCATCTTTAGCAACTTTTGCTTCTTGCATTGCTTGCATCATTTGAGCTTGCTGAGCTTGAACTGCTGCTCTTTGCTCTCTGATCATTTTAACTTCTTTATCAGATTTAATCATTCTAGCTGGTAATCCAGTTATTCTAATAATTTGTTTAATTAATCCTTCTTCATCAATGTAATCTTGAACTGGAGCTATCTGACCTATTTGACCAAATAATTCTAAACCTCTCATTAAAGATTGAAGCTCTTGTCCTTTTTGAGCCAAAGCCATAGGTGATACATATTCAATATCAACTTCTTGATTAGCAAGGATTTCAGGTGCTTGTTTAAATAATTTATTTCTAAGCATTATATTAAATACTCTTAAGATCATCGGCTGAAGTAATTCTTGTTGAAGTCTTGCTAATGCAGGACCAAGTATTCTCATCTTCTCTTCGTTTCTTTGAAGAACTTCAGTTGCAGTCATAGTTCTATTTGCTTGAACTAAAAGCTGATCAATATGAAAAGATTTTGCAATTGCGTCTCTTCTTTGATTTTCTTGATTTAAAGTGACTGATGTTTGTTGACCAATATTTAAAGGTTCAATTCTATCTCTACTTCCTGACCTATAATAATTTAATGATCCAGCTGACATTCTAATAGGTGAAAGCATACTGTCATCAGGAACTAATAATGGTGGATCTACTTGTTTTGCTGCAGCTTTCATTGCAGTTTCAACCATTTTATTTAAAACTTTTACATCAGGTAAAGCATTCATTGCAGGCGATCTGCCATAGATCTCTGTAGATGCTTTTAAATATCTTGGAACAACGTAAGGCATTTCGTTAAATCCGCCGATATTAATTATATGACCTGAGCCATATTCAAAATAAACACTTTGAAAAGGCATATTCTTTTTATCTAATTTATTTTCATTGTAGATAGATCTAGGTCTAACAACGTGAACAAGTTCAATTTCTTCAAACGGTTCTTTTTTAAATAATGAAACTACTTCTCTGCTAAAGTTTTCTAAACCAAACTTATCTATTGCAGCTCCAACTGGCATTTTAAATCTTCTATAAAGAGTATCAACAAAACCTCTTTTGTTTTCTTGAATATAAAACTCTTTAATGTGTCTTGAAGAAAATCTTACAATATCAGTTTCATCTTCTTCAATCATTAAACAAGAAGTTCCAAACGTAATTAAATCGTGATACGTTTCAAATACTTCCTGTTGAAAGTTAGATCTTCCAAATGCAAGATACATTTTATCGGTAGCATCTTCTAACCATTCTTTTGCCTCGTCACTTTCATTAAGTACATTTTCTTTATACCTCATAGCAAACCAACGATTTGCTGAGCTAGTCAACATACCTTGCAAAGATGCTGCCAATAGTTCTAGAGCGTGAATAGCCGTTGCATCAAAAATTTGTATATTACGTTTGTCGCCTCTTGCTCGTTCTTTTGTGATCTCTGCTTTTCTAGGTTGCATATAGTCTGCGCACTCTTGCCAATGGCTTTCCCAAGTTGATCGCTTATCCATAAGCCTAGAAAGGTTTGACTTGAGTTCTCGAGCCAAATTTTTTAATTCTTGTGATTGCATTATCCGCCTAATAAAGTTTTCTTAATCTCTTCGTCTGCAAGACCTTCAGATGATGTAAGGATAGTTCCCATTCTTCCTCGTCTCTTAGAAGAAAGTCTGTATCTCTCAATATCGTCTTTTTCTTTTGTCAGTCGTCTTTGTTCAGCTTCAGCTTCTCTTCTTCTTCGATCAGCTTCTTGTCTTTGTCTTTCAGCTTCTCTTCTTGCAGCTCCGCCGTCATCACGGTTTCCCATAAATCCGCCCATAGTTAGCCTCCTAGTAATGTTGGTTTATCTGTTGTTGCTGCAGTTTCCTCGTAGTCAGGTGTAGTTAGAATAGTAGATCTTCGACCTTTTCTATTACTTGTTCTTCTACGCATATCTTCAGCTTCTTGTTGTCGTCTAGCCTCATCCTCTAAATTTGGAACTTTACTGTCATCAGGCATTTCCAATTGAGGTGGTGCAGGTATCGAAACTTTTGGCATTAAAAAACTCATATCTTAAATCCTTTATCGTATTCAGTTTGTCTCATTTTAATATTAATAAATTTTTCATTTTCTAAACCTGTTGCTAAAGTTCGAAGCGCATCGTTAAAATGGCTCGACCAGTCGTGGTTAGGTTTAGCAGAATATAAACGATCTTTTTCTTTATACTTTCGATGATAATGTCGAAGAGCATTTATAAACTTTGTGCAGTTATCAACGTCAATATAACATCGAGGAAGCAGCATTTTAACTGCGTGGATGCCGTCCTCTATTGATAGCTTAGGTGCTATCTTAAATTTTAATCCTAATTGATAGGCTACTTCTCTTCTTGTTTTTCCTGTTGAGAAGTCTGTTTGTTCCAAATCGTGCGGTCCAATGTTTTCACCGTATATATAATCTTTCTCTTTGAGGACCTGAGCGTAAAAAGGAAACGCCTTGTTATTGTTCTCATAGCAGTCAATAATGTTAATAGCGTGTCCAACATTTTGATAAAACAAAATAGCGGTACTATCATTAAAACCAATATCCCAAGCGG